CTACTCACTCTTGTACAATCTGTAACCAATCACGGCCGGTACTATTATCAACACAAGTAAGTAGAAGACCGGTACTAATGACACAACAGTAGCGTTTGAAGACCCTACATATTGCGGGTTAGGTATAAACGATGATGTCGTTTCAGTAAGCGTACCGCTTACAGTCGTATAAGTAGTGTAAGTTCCTGATGTCGTAACGTAAACTACTTCATTATAAATTGGTTGGAATAGGACAACCCCGATGAGGATAAAGATAAACAAAAAAATTACTGCCTTAACATTTGACTCCATCTTTCAACCCCTCAATCTTTGTAGATTTTATACGCCACTACCGCGGGAACGATTATTAACACAAGTATATAGAATAGCGGTACCAAGTTCAATAATGTAGCATTAGTACCCGTAACTGCTGGTGCGGTACCACTCGTGAGGTTGTTTACTTGTGAAACAATAACGGGCAATAGCACTATTCCTATAAGTATGAAGATGAATAACCCTAACAGTACACCTATGTTAGTTGCCTCAGCCCTTCTTAGTTTCTTTGGTGCTGACAATACCGCGACTGCCCTCATTCTCGGTCACTAAGGTCTTTTCGTTAAGCTTTTTAAACCCCTCCAGTTCTGAATTCAGAATCTGAATTTGTTTAGAGTTCTCTTTAATTTTTGCGTATAACGTTCGCCCTTCTTTGTACAATTCGATATAGCCGTGTTCATTTAGGATCCTGAGATGACGCAAAACGGTGGCATAGCTCAAAAGCAGTGTGTGAGAGATTAGCGACGCAGAGAGTACGTAGTTTTCAGCGATAAGCTCCAGTATCTTCTTTCTTAGGATTTTTGCCCTTATCTCATTCGCGTTATAAGTCATGGCCCGTAACCCCTTATCAGTTTCACCAGTTCCCAAATGAGAATGAAATTAACAATAAGTATAAACGCAGTAAGGAATGGCCCTACCACCGGTACTGACGATAGTAACGCTACACTACTTGTAAAAATACTTAACAAATATCCTACTGTTGATGCTACCGTTTGGAATATCCAGATTATCCAACCAGAGATGTAGAAGAGGGGTGCTAGCCATGAAAACGATATACTAAACAGTGTTACGCCCGGAATCGTTACACCCGGTAAAGTTAGCCCCGGAAAATTGGCCCCCAATATCGAAAACGGTGGAATAAGTGTCACGGATCCCCATAAAGTGATTGGTGGCCATCCTACAGTCCAAACAATTGACGACGCTAAAGCTTGATCGAAACTATAGCTAGGTATCGGTGGTATTGACGGTGGTGAGATTCCACCGTAAGCACCTACCATTAGCGAAAGAAAGATATCGAAAATTAACACGTAGACTATTAGCTTAGTACCCATCTTTCCCACCTAATACCATCCCGGCTATCAGACCAAATATAATCCCTATACCCCAATAAACGGGTATAAAGTCCATAAAAATCAATACAAATGTTGACGCTATTCCCGTGATGATAGCGGGGATCCTTCCCGCAATTTTGTACGTCAACCCCATTAGAGAAATGATAATGACGACGCCAATAACTGGCCCTAAACCCGTTTGAAGGGCTAAACTAATTGCGTCTGTCATTCCTCCTCACTCCCCATAAACCTATCTACGAATATTTTCGCTAATAGTAACGCTATGCCAAAGATGAAGATGTAGAAGATATACCATGGAACTAAACCTAGATAGGACACGGCGATTAACCCCATAACTACACCACCACTAGCACCACCTTTTCCACCAAACTTCCACCCTAGTAACGTGACTATCACCGTCACGGCTATCCCTATCAACATCGCCCATGGTTGGGCATTACTGAAGTTGTACAAACTACTGGTAGGCGATATGTTGTTACTAAACGGATTAGTGTAGTTATAGTTTAATGTTGAAGTATTCACAGTCGTAGTTGTAGTTGTAGTAGGCTGAGTGACGCTAATGTTGAGTATAGTGTATTTCTGTAGACCGCCCCAGTAGATTTCCACTAACTCGTAAGGAGTATATGTAAGCGTCACTGTCACTTGTCCAAACCCTGACGCATTCGTGTATCCATTCGTATACTGTGTCAATGTGTTCAGACTTGTACCCGTTAAGATTGTATACGCCTGATTTGCAGTGGCAGACTGCAAAACGATACCGCTAACAAAGAACCAGTTTAACACTAACTTCCCCGCACCGTAATAGAATCCTATACCGATAACTTTAGATGAGTTAGCTAAGTTTAGCACGTTATTATTAACATTCAGTTGTAACGCGTTATTTACAATGTTGATCTGAATTGTGTTGACACTGTTGTTATAAAACGTCAAACCTACATAATTGAAGGGAATTAAATAGTTTTGACTTTGCGTAATGATTATGATTCCGTCATTCGCTGATAGCCAGTACCCCTGAAACTCCACAAGTGATGATGACGATAAAAGAGACGCGTAAGTCCATGTGAAAGTAGTAGTCGAATAAGTAAACGCTGACATTGTCACATTTGAAACGGGTGTGTTGAGAGTGAATTGAAAAGTTATAGTCACCTTAGTACCAGACGTAACTGATGTGGGATATTGCGAAACGAATATAACGGGTAATTGGCTGACGGGATATATTGTTATTGTACCAGTTTGACCACCTAGAGAGAATTGACCGAATTGTATGTTTATAACGTAATAATATGTTGTTTGTGCGTTCACATTCGCAGTAACCGTATAAGGTAATGGCACAAAGCCGTTAGTGAGACCTTGTATATTAATTTCTACAACTGGTTTTAGGGCTAACGAATATCCCGCATTAGAGGGATATTCAATAGTTGTAGAATTAGAAACACTAATAGTCTGACCTGATAGGTATGAGGACTGCGGTAAGCTTACTTGGACAAGAACCGCAAATCCCCCGTCAAAAATCGGAATTGTAATATTCTTGTAGACTGTACTTGAGGGCGTTACAAACTGAAACTCTAACGTTACGTTAAGATACCATGTGTTTACACTATATGTGGGGTAAATACTATTAAGAATGAAGTAAACAGTATTTGTTGATGTTAAGTAACTCACACTACCGATCAATGAATATTGTGAGTTTGAAACACTATAATTTACAACCTTAACGATACCTACAACAGACCAAGAGGTCACATTAGTGGACACGTTTAAAGGGTTGTACGCACCAGTAAATCCCGCCAAAGCCTGAATACCATTGCCTAAAATAACAGATGTATAGCTAAGTGTTGCACTATATGTCTTAGTTTGGAAGATTGAGTATGATATTAACACCCACTGCCCGTAACCGTAACCCGGCCCAACATTTTGAGCATCAATGACATAATTACTATTTATAGTATTTAATGAAAGAGGATAAAATTGATTATTGATAATTTGACCCGGTGTTATTGAAAAAGTCTTTAGAGTACCGTTATAGTAATAAACGTAAAGTTGATTTGTAGCGGGTAAGTACCAGAACCCTAAACCTATATATTGTCCAACACTGATTGATCCCACAGACACGTTTAACTGTTTCACATCATCAAAATATGCAAATAGCCTATATGTTGGAAAACTCCCTTTTTCCAGATAGACCACAATTCCGTCAGAGGCGTAAGGTGGTGCGGGTGCATAGTTACCCGTAAATCCTGAAGGAAAATTAACACCGTAGCCTATGGCGATTGAACCGTAGGATCCGGAATTACCGGAAGACGCTAATAACCATGTGACGTTTAGAGCGATTTGTGATGATGAAAGAGGAAGAGATACGTTATTTGAAATGTACTGTTGGTTCGGTAAAACTTGAAGGTAGTAAGTGTTGTATATCGAAACGTAAGTCGGGTTAAGCCATGGTGCGGTAGAAAGGGTTGAACCATTGTATTTAGAAGAAAAAGTAGAGGATCCAACTTGAATTGTGTTAGAGTATTTGAAGAAAGGCCCGGTAAAACCTCCTCCGCCATCTAAGTATGGATGAGGCCCGGTTATAACACCGTTTGTTAAGATAGGTGAGAGTAAGAGGGTTAGTAGTAGAAGTAAAGATAGTCCCCACTTCATTAAACGATAAAAAATTATGTGGCTTTATAAAGGGCTGTTTGGAAAAGCCTCTTTACTCCATTTCTAAGTTCCGGTGAGAAGTAAAAGGTTAATACAATTGCGATAATTCCAGAGATTAAAAATAGTTCTGGGATAAAAGTATTTGGGTGGGAATAGTGTAGGGGTTGTGGGGGATTAGCATTACCAACATCCTGAGGGTTAAAAGGGAGTTGAATAACATTACTGGAGTTAGTTGAATTATACATCATATAAGAAAAATACAGTAAAAAGGATTAAAAAAGTTTTTCCTTATAACCCATAACCTACTGCAGAATTTGTAAGCGATAAAAAATTAAATGGCTTTATAAAGGGCCTAATCTGTTAACGTCTTACGAAGAATTTTCTTAATGCTATTCTGAGGGATGGTGATACATAGATTGTTAAAACTAAAAGGGTTATTCCTATTGATAGAATTATTGTAGGGATGTAATCATAAACCATTTGGAACGGCGATGGTGGGGAGGGGTTATGAGTCTTAACCGTAAACGGTATTATAGGCTCGTTTGTTACGTTTGTTATAGACTCGGTTGGCATTTGATTAAACATATAAAAAAGAAAGGATAAAAAAATTTTGCCTTAGAGTGCGTATGTGGTAGGATATGGATAGGTAAAACTATAGATGTAAGACCACAAACCATTATTTAAGAAACCGTTATACAGACTTACTTGTGTAAACTCGTTTGGGGAACTTGATATGTTGTAAACTCCCGCCATGATCTGAGTACCAGAGGCTACCTGATTCGGCCATTCATAGTTTTGCCCGTTACTTTGATAGGTAAAATCGAACTCGTTAGCCCTCCACTAATATATGGTAATTGCAATATCGCACCAATTAAAGTGAGTGCAGAATATGAGGCATATCCTTGACTAGGATTAAAAGGATATGGGACGTAGAAACTATATGTCAGTAGACCATATGAATAATATAATGTTATATACGCGGTAGCAGTACCGTTTCCATCATCATATAATTGTATTTGTAGGCTTATTGGAAGAGAACCGGTTATGGGTGGTGAATCTTTAGCAATTATAGGATTACCATTTTGTAATGTTTCAGCACCTACATAATAATAATAGGATCCACTACTGGTAGTTACAATATATAAGCCCGCCAACACTGCATTGTTTATAATTTGTCCCGGCGTTCCGGCACCTCCTAAAGTCCCGGTGGCATATGCACTAAGCCCTATACCTATAAATATTTCATTATAGCCATTACCATTAGGGTTGTTCACGTACCCTAAAGAGATATTACGTAAATAGATACCCTCAACATCATATACGATTGGGTTCCACCCATGGAAGAAGGCTGAAAACCACTCATTGCTATATGAAACGCCGGCAATATAGAATTGATTAGTCGTAAATACTATTTGACTTGCACCTATCTGACTTGCAGTTATAGCACCGGTAGGTGTTGTTAACATTAGTAACGCTAGGGATAGGGTTAGAAGAGCTAGAAGGGTCTTCCTCATTGTAAGCGAAAAAAGAAGGTAGACTTTATAAAGGGCTTAAAAAAGATGCATTACGAAATTATAAGTATCATATATTAAAACAAAAATTGTTTCAATGGCGAATGGGGCCAATCCCAACCATTCATACTTACTAACTCCAAGTTTTTCGAATAATTTTAGTAACCAATAAACTCCAACTATTAGTATTAATTTGACGCCGACAAATGCTTCCATTACTGCAAAAAATGATGTGTTACCATACCATAAGCCTAAATCAATTAAAGTTTGATTTATTTCCATAGCCCCATACCTCCACGCTATTGCCGATATTACGACATCATAAATATTACCTAAAATGAAGATGAACCATAAGACCTTTAGCCTATCCATCAACATCACCTAACTTACGCAAATATTATGTTTTTTGCAAACATGGTCTAAGAGTGCGTCAGTCTTCTGAAACGCTTTTTCACATACTGGGCAAATTTTCGTATGTTCAGCATATCTAATGTGCTGTTTGAGAGAGGCGGAAGAGGAAAACGGCGTTAAGCAAAGGGGGCAAACGTAAGGCGATATAGCTTTTGTGGTGAGTAATTTGTAAAGATAAGAGCTTTCACTCAGTAGTTGGGGGTTATAGATCAAAGTTTTGACTATTGCCCTAATTATTCTTTTCTGTTCCGGCGTCAGAGAATGGTAACGCTCTAACTCTTCTAAAGTTACGTGAATAGTAATCCCCTTATGGTTACTTTTGTAAATCAGGTGCCTTTCACTGCCTGAGTCCCTCATTACCCTTTCCCCCCTTTGAGAACTCACAAAATTTTTCTTCAGCCTCATCGAGAGTGTAGAACTCACCTAATTTCATTTCACAATTTTCAAAAAACTGTTGGCATTCTTTCAAAGATCGTTTTGCTGTAGATTTCCTCTTTACTATCTTTAGATAAACAATGACGCCATAAGGATCTTTTGCGAAAACTACCCACAGTTTTCTCATAATTTCCCCCAACAGAAGTTGTAAAATGGACACTCAATGCATTCGGCGTCAGGTCTAGATTTCTTAGGTGGTAGTGTGTTTTCCTCAACATAGATGCCAAACGCGTTAGCCCTTTTCTCTAGATCCGTCTCTGCCCAATCCCTCTTAATTTCTTCAACTGAGCCATCGGCATGCACAATGACTAAGTACCCCTTCATTGCGTTAGCCATTTCTATATAATAATTCAGCTGACGCAAGTAGTTGTTTAACCTAACGCTATCCAATTTGTCGTTATGCGTGTATTTTAGTTCGTAGATCACATTCTCTTCCTTATCGTAAACATCTATCCTACCTACAATTTGAAAACCCAAAGCAGTCTTCCTTTGTACTCTCACCTCAGTCTCAAAACCGTGCTTTCTTAATAAGCTCTGCAAACGCATATGGAGTCCTGACCCGATGTGCATCTTCATTGCTTCATTTAAACCAACTTTCGTTTTGCCTTCCTTCCTCATTAAATACGAACGTCTTAGACACCGCGATAGCTCTGTGACCCATATATTCTTTGTGTCATTTTGTGACACTATTTCATAATTATATAATATATGCAGTAACCTACTCATCTTCTCGCCCGTATATTTCGTCAATGAATTTTTGTACTCTTCTGCCGTGACCTTTGGTATCGCACAATTGCCAAACAATGCATAGTCTAACATTACAGACTTCTCTGCATCTTCAACTTCTAACTCTTCTTTCTGTTTAACGCACCACTCAAACTCTACTTTTTCTACTACAGCTGTCCACTCTATTCCAGTTTCCTCATCTTTGACAGTTATATATATTTTATTGTCTTTTTCCTCTTTTTTTATCATCTTACTCCTCACCTCACCTTCTTACGCCTATATATCGTAAGAGTATTGTTTAGCGTTACAAGACATTCAACAACATCAACAATAAGTAGAAACGTTTGTATCATTTTTACGTTATCTAACATGAAAGCTAATAATAGAGCAACTGTGGCGAGATCAAATTTATAGATAGCTAATGTTAATCTGTTTTTCATAAACAACCTCGCTACAAGATTTGCTTCTCTTCCACCAACCTTGGTACCTAGGACAGTCGTCCAATAGTCATTGAACTGAAAACCATAATATAATAGTATATCTAGTAAAGTTTCGTTTAGATACACTATTATTCCACCTCTAATTTGCGTTTGATTGCCAACATAACGTTTTTAGGTATCTTGTAAGTAGAGAATAGATAGCAATACATGAGATGTTCGATATCATATTTAGTGTAAAGGTGTTGATTGAGCCTTATGTATGAATTCTTACACACTGGACACTTAGTTAGCACATGGTTTTTTCGTGTATGTTGTTTCAATGCGAATAATCGAGTAGTTTTGAATTGACAGAGTGGGCATTTATACATTCACTGCACCTCTTCTAGATATTTGGTGATCGCTATTCTAATCAGTTCACTTCTTGAAACCTTTCTCTCGTACGCTACTCTCTCTAATTTTGCCTTAAGCTCTGGAGGTAATTTGAATGAAATCACGTCCATGTCCCAGTCTTTACGAGGGCTATAAGATTTCGGGAGTTTAATGTATTCCACTCTTGCCTTCATCCCTTTGTCACCCTTATGATATAATTATTCAACTCTTGAGAAAGCAAATCTGTTAGGCGTTTAGCGTCAAGAAGAATCTCTAATACTTCATTCTCGTCATCAACATTCCCATCTACAATATCATCTAATAGATTCTCTATAGCCAATGAAAGCCTATATAAAGATCTTATATTCATTGACTGGTCACCTTCCTTTCAAGGTACTTCATGATATTATTTGCTATTGTCAAGGTATCCTCAACTGCAGGGTAGTTAGATTCATCAACTTTAGCTACCCTATGGTATTCTGGTTCCATCCTCACGAATTCCTTTAATTGATAAGGAACATCAAACTCTATGGCAATTTCCCTAAACTTACTGTAAGATAGCTCCACACTATACACCTCCTTTTCCTCAACCTCACCGTTTGGACTAATGTATACATGTACCAATGAGAACCTTGCATAGTCACTTTTCTTCAATGCATGAAGAGAGAATTTTAGGTAGTTCCCTGGTAGTAAACGGTAGTATAATTTGCCATCATATTTGTCAGGCTTGTATGGCTTAAGGAATTTCCTCTGTTTAAAGCTAAATAGCAGTTCATGCTCAACTTTTGAGGTTAAGTGTTTTGAGAAGCAAACGTATTCCACAGTCTTATCTGCTGTACTCATATGTACCTCCCCTCCTCACTTTCCCCGTAATCAAAATCTGAGTCATCTTCCCTTGTTACAAACTCATAACAATACTCCTCATCATAGTCCTCACCTAAACATATATCCTCATATCTTTCCTCCTTCTTCTTATTCCACTTCTTGGTCACTCCTCATCACCTCCATATAGCTCATCATGAAGGTCTTCATTTTCTGCAAATTCCTTGCAAACTTGATCATCATAATCGGTCACGCATAATTCTTCATACATCCTCTTTTTCTTTTCACGTCTACTCCTCATCATCGTCCACCTCAACTTACACGCGAAAGCAGTAACGCAATTAATTTTAGAATCTCTTCTTTCGCCCCTTGTGCCAATTTTTCATTTTGCGAATAGCTGGTTAAATTATACAATTTCTCGATGTCTTTCAAAATGCGGTGGGTTTCATACTCTTCTGGACTTAGAAACTGCTGATCGATTTCAGTTCCATTCTTATCATCTTTTATTCTCACGTATAGTTTGAAGTAGAAGTTATGTCTTCCCTCAACCTCTACGGAACGAATAAAAAAATTCAAACTAACTTCACCCAAAACTTTTTCCTGGTATTGGGGTTCAACCATTTTTTGACCCTCTATCTATCTGTATGTCAATACGAATATATAAATTTTTCTGTCTGTCAATCTATCAAGAAAGACGTAGATATATAAGTTAATTCCCTAAATAATCTGTGGGGACAGAGACTTGGTTGAAAGTAAAAAGATAGCAAAAAAGAAGACTACATTAGCGTTTGATGAAGACGTGTATCATACGCTAAAACTAGTTAGTGTATACTTAAACAGAGATATGACTGAGATTATAGAAGAAGCAGTGGTTATGTGGCTAATACAAAATAAGGAAAAACTACCTAACGAATTAAAACCTAAGATAGATGAAATAAGTAAGCGGTTTTTTCCCGCAAAATGAAATAGATAATAAATATAAGGAATTATTATCTACACTCCTAGCTTTAGGCGGGAGTGCAATAACTATTCCTTACGCTGAGTTTCTAAAAATATTAGGAATACTGGATTCTAAAGAGGCAAAAGAGGCATATGAAATATTCAAAGTATTATTAGAAAAGATCGATAGATTGAAGAAAGAGAGATAGATGAACAGAAAGATTTATAAGCTATATTGACAGATTGATAAATTGATGAGTGGGATAGAAAAATATGTAAAAACAACTCTCAAGATAAGGAAAGATCTTTTTTTAAAGGGAAAACTTCTTGCATCCACTAGAGGCGTAACGTTCTCAGAAATTCTAAATGAAGCACTTGAGGCCTATCTAAAGGAACATGAAGATGAGATTAAGAAAAAGTTTGCTGAGGTGATGCAATGAGTTTTGATGAGGAAATTGTTGAGGATGAAGAAGTTGTTAACGAAACTGAAGAAGTTGTGAGAGAAACTGAAGAAGTTGTTGAGAATGAAGAAACTGAAGAAGTTGTGAGAGAAGAACCCATAAAGGTTATCCCAAAGAAAAAACTGCAAAAGAATTTATTAGAACTGCTTAACGATTTCCGCTATTCACTTTATAATTTATATAATAAGGAGGATAAGCAATTAAAGATACTTATATTATTATATAGGAAAGAATCGCTACATGTAAGAAAAATAGAAGAACTAATTAAAACGAGTGGTGCTTACACAAAAAGGTATTTGAGTGAACTGGAAGCGTTTGGATTAGTGCAAAGATATAATGTAAGTCCTGACCCCCGAGTCTACTATAAGTTAACGCCAAAAGGTAAGATATTTGTCGATTTTGTTTTAAATTTACTAAATGGGGAGTAACCCATATGTTGACTCAGTTATATTTTTCTGAGTCAAAATTAATGGTAAATAGTGTTTTTAAGTTACTCACACTGAGACAAAAATTACCTAAAAACCCCGAGTCACAAATAACGTTAAACTCCTACTATTTACTCACTTTTCAAAAGAGTATACCCCCCCAAACTTTAACTAAAATAAAAAGTGTTAACACTTTGTTAACACTTTTCCCCCTAATACTACTAACTATACCTATACTCTTTCGTAGGCTGAGTCAGTTCTCAGTTTTTACGTTATTTTTGACTCAGTTAGTTTTAGTAAAAGTTTCAGAGGTGAGAAAAAATGGTAGATCTTTTAGATAAAATTATGAAAAGTAAAAGAACAAAAGTTATTGGCATTCGTCTTCCTACAGCGATTTATGTTATCTACGAGGCCTTAGACCTCAACAAGGAGGATATAGCAGAACTCAAACAATTACTCTCAGCCTTCATAGTGACAAAAGCTATTGAGAAGGGAATCGATGTGCCTGAAGAGCTAAAAACAGCTTTTCAAAATATTGTTAACAAGTCATCAGCTCAGGGAAATGTAGTATTCAATATAAATATAAGTAAAAGTGAGGCAAAAAGTGAGGTCAAATTAGATATATCAAAACTTACGGAAATCCTAAATGAGTTGGAAAGTCTACTTATAACAATTCAGAAGAATAACTTTAACGCAAAACAGAACGCGTATACAATACCACCCGCCCGATGGAAAGAATTGAATGAAAAAATAGACTCCTTAAAGAAGTTGGTGAACTGAGATGGAAGACTTAGATTCTTTATCAAGGAAATTGTTGAGTAAAGTCAGAGAGATAAAGATCGATTTAATCACAAATGACGGCAAAGCAAAAGAGGATATTGAGAAAGCATTGCATCTAACAGACCAAATTTACGCTGAACTATACTCACTGAAGTTAAAGATAGAGAAACAAGAGGTGCTGAGGTGACCCACCCGTGACCGAAACTGATTTTAAGCTTAAGTATTGGGGCAATCAGGAACAAGATTACATTCTTCCAACAGTGGGGTTAGGAAGAGAGTACCTAGTTTTAGGAAAGCTATTAATCTCTTTATCAAAATGGAGGGCTAAAGGGCTTATAGATTTTGATGTGTATTTAAGGCCTACTGGAGTCGGTACACTTACTAATACTATTAATTATGAATATTACAAAGGGTTGGAGGATAAGTATGATTTGACTTTATACATTAGGGCTAAGGACTCTTATTATCCGCTCTTATGGATTGATATTACCGGAAGTTCCTGGACGGAGGAGCAAAGTAAGGAGCGTTACGGTGAAAGTATATACGCTATTCTCTCAGTGAAAGTAGAGACTGCAAAAAAGTATGATGTACTAGGGCGTGTATTCTTTATACATTATAATGACACTGAGGATAAATTAAAATGCATATCAGCACTACAAATCTTAAACTTAGAGAGACAGAACAAGATTAAGAAGGATAAGTTTGAGAGGGGTGCCAAGAGCGAATACTATCTTATTCCTACTTCTTATTGGAAGAATCTGACGGAATTAAGGATAGCACTGAGGGGTTTTTATCAATCATTTAAGGAATATTTAGCTAGGAGTAATAAGTAATACTACTTTTTTAGTATTACCTGTGTGGAATTTTTATCATCTTCTTTCAGTTTAACGGGCGATAAGATAATTATCATCCTTTTTAAATGCTTACGTGATAAATATAAATGGGCTGAAGGTATGGGTAATAAAGTTTTCACATTTGGTGATATAAGGATTCGTGAGGTTAAGGGGAAGTATTATGTTTACTTAATAGAGAAGGATAATGAAGGTAACAGAAGGGATCATTATGTTGGTTCTTTAGATCAAATCGTAAAGGATTATATTAGTATTAAAGTGCGGGGGACGGGATTTGAACCCGCGCAGGCCTTCGCCAGCGGAGCCTCAGTCCGCCCCATGGGGGATACCCCCATACCTCCAGACCTTAAAAATAAGGGAGTTATCACAAAGGACATGGAAATCACGCGTGATAAGCTGAATGAATTCTTTGAGTGGTGTGTCAAAAAAAGGAAAAATTCTATAGATACATGCAAAGATTATATTTTGTATCTTAAACGACCTCTCAATAAAAATAAGAAGTGGAGTGTTTTCGCTTACAGATTATATTATGAATTTTTGGGGAAAGAAGATAAGGCGAAAGAGTTGAAAGTTGAGAAGAAAATGAGTATCCCCGTTTACCGCATCCCGTCACTTGAGGAAATAAAGAAAGTGTTGAACCATGAAGATGAGCGTATTCGCATTCTTTACCGCTTACTCTTAGAGAGCGGGATTAGGTTGAAGGAAGCGTTATTTATATTAAATAATTATGACCCCGCTTTAGACCAGATGGAAGACGGTTTTTACGTCTACACTGTGAACCTAATACGTAAGAGTAAGAAAAGCTTTTATGCGTTTCATATTACGCCACTACAAAAGACTTACATCACTGAGAGTATCATAGACCATACCGATTTACCCGTAAAGCCAAAATTCATCAGAAAATTTGTGGCCACAAAAATGTTAGAGTTAGGTATACCTAGTGAGGTCGTAGATTTTTTCCAAGGTAGGACTCCTTCCTCTATTCTTTCAAAGCATTATTTGGACTTACTTACTTTAGCGAAAAAAGAGTATAAGAAGTACGCGGAATGGTTGACAAAATACGTTTTACTGTGAAGCATATTATTGCCCTGGTTATCTGAAGGCCTTAGCATAAACATTCACCTTGGCCTCTTCAGTCTTTGCATCTTTGAGTAAATCTAATAGGCCTAAATGATTTATAGCCACAATAACCATAGCCACACTCAGCGGATTATTTGCCTCTTCCCATAACTGCTTAATCTCAGCACGTACTGAACAATAATCCCCGCTCTCAATAATCTTCTTAAACTTCTCATAATGTTTCAGTATGGGTTCCGGTAAAACATAATTATCCCACCTTTTGTCCAAAACCCCTAATTCCCTCAGCTTCTTCACATAATACCACCACGTGCTTTTTGCAAAACCTTTCGATTTTGCATACTCAATAGCCACACTATCCTTAACGACTCCAGTTCCGTTAGATGCCTCATAGATTATGCCTACCACGTTAATTGCACCTATCACGCCCGGTGAAAGTATAGAGGTTAGGAATTTTTCCATAAGACTTATTTAGCTAAAGTGGCTTATAATTTTTTTGTGACTCTAAGTGATTGGAGTAAATTTACGTAATTAATAAGCTTTATGGGTAAACAAAAGCTAGACCCGTTCCAAGTGCCTTACACGCGTAGAATTGAAAGGAAAATAACGTTAGGCACTTGGTACTTTTAACGCTCTTTCCCTTAGTTTACCAAGAACCTCATTTGCTATTTTCTTCATCACTCCATCACGCCTTTTAATATACTCTTCATAAAGATCATTGGGTATTTCCCTCCTAAAGATATCGTAATACTTTTCTTCATACACACCTTTAAATTCGCCATTGATCAATTTAATAACCCTTTTATATATCCATGCAATGGATTGAGGGTATTTTCCTTCAGCTTTCCCGTATTTCTGCACTTGTACCACTATCCATGCTTTCTCTCTTAAGAATTTTTGGAGGTCATCTATCCATGGAGTGGTAAAAATTAGGGCTGTAGACCATGTTCTTGCTAAGTTATTCAACTTAGCGAATTCGATATTTTGTGGCTCATGCCATGCATACTTAATTAAATCAATACTCGCATCATCAATGATTAAGAATGGTAACCTATAGTTTATATTACCCTTTTCATGCATATCCACCACACTCATCAATTTTTCTATCGCCTCATCTAAAGAGAAGACCATAAGGTTATACGCTTGCCACCATGCATCATGCTCACTGAGGTCTGGATATAGATACATTAATATTCTCGCACCTACTTTTAGGGCGTAAGTAGTTTTTCCCGCACCTTGCTTACCGAATATTATTATGCTTTGAAAACCATTTTCTTGCATCTCTTTTATGATCATCTGCCCTAACTGCCCCGTATTGATATGTTTAACCTTCTTCTTTGGCATCCATATCACCTCCTTCTAATATTTTTCTAAACAAACTCTTATTCACGTTTTCCCTAGTCTGACCACTACTGACTCTGAGAACTCTCAAGACGTCACGCCTACCCCTTCCTCCCTTACTTACTAAGTAATGCTTTAACTTATCCGCAAACTGTGCTAGTTCTACCACCGGTTCTTCCCCGAAATATGAGGGCAAACGGGCAAACTCAAACGCCGTAAGTATTAACGATATTTGAGACCCCGAAAGGTAAAACATTGTGTCCTTAGGTTCTACTAACTCGGTTATTGCCCTATTCGTGACCGTGTAGGGGTTCTCTATCTCTTGGATTTCCTCCTCCTCACTATCTAATTCCTTATTATTATTTAGTAAACTCTCTATCTCTGCTAACTTTTTCTTTAACTCATTATTCTCTTTCTGTAATTGTTCTACTTCCGTCTTCTTAGCCATTTAGCTCACCCCTTTTGAGGAGTTAGATGGAATCGTGAAACTAGGTGATGTTGTTGATGATGTAACATGCGTTACTGTGCTATTAGTCACGTGTTGAGAGAGTAAATGCGTTAAGTTAGCGTTTGCTATTCCGAATCCTATCGCCACACCGATTCCGATACCCATTATCGCCCCTATAATTAACATGGTATAATCTGGCCCACCACCGACCTTTGCTAATGCCTCAAAGAACTTTGTCCTAACAATAGAGTGAATAATCTGAGGGGCGTTAAGACTCTTCAGCGTTAATTGCCTAATCTTCTCATCAACCGTTAAGTTAAGCGTATACGGGTAGTCTGGTAGGACAAAGTGTACGGCTACAAATTTCCGCCCAAACGGGAATTTACTCTTTTCAAGTAACAACGGTTCAGCGTTTAAGACCCATGACTTTCTCATCTTCCTATTTTCCAACATCAGGTACCCCTGATTTTCCACTAATTTTGCTTTTCTGAGAAAGAGTAACTGCAGACCGTCCTTACTTTGCTGTAACATCGCCACATAATGCTCAGCCGTAAACAAACGCGAATTGATCCATTTCTTAACTACCTTAACCCTAACGTCAACCTTCTCTTTCTTGAACCTCTTCTTCTTCTTTGAAAGTTCAGCCTTCAACTGCTCAAACTGTGCTTTCTTTATTTCGAATTCTCTCTTTTCATAAACTTTGTATAAGCGTTTAAGCGTTTTGCTATCCGCTATCTGCTTTTGCATTTCTTCATACTTCTGTTTCAGTTCCTCTAGGCTTTGGGCCTTTCTTAATTCCTCTTCCCACGCATGAAGTAGTTTCCCATCACTCACTTTTGGATCACCATTCTCAACCCAATGTAAAATAGGAAAGCATCTAACATCAACCCTTCAAGGTATTCCCAAAAACTTTCGTAAAAACCCAAATGGCCTAAGAAGAGCGTTAATACCCCGGCTCCTACGGTGTAATACCCTAATCGCCTTATGGTTTTGTGGTCTAATGTTGATTTCACGGGTTTGGGCTTTGGCTTTCTGAATAGTAGTGCAGTAATGAGCATAGTTATATCGAAAATAAGTATGTCCAATGCGTAATTTTCTGAAACGTATATCATTGTGTATCACCTTCATATTCTTTCCTCCTTAAGCCAGTTAAAGAAGAAGGCAAAGTCCATTAAGCCAAACGCTAAAGGTAGTAACGCCAAATAGAAGTTTGACGCTGAAAATGTTATGTCTGTATAATTTTGCACAAACGCTAAGAACGCAATCGTACCCATTACAAAACCTAGCAATTCAACTAGATAGTTCCTTACGACCAATCCTAGGAGTGGGATTAAAATACCTAAAATATAGATTACATCGCCTAACGCACTCATCAAGAGGAAAAAAAGAAAAATGGCTTTATAAAGGGC